CTAGTACGCTCCACCGATGGTCACGGTGGCCTGAACGTCTGCGGGCAGGGGCATGTAATGCACGCCGTTGTTGAAGCGCACATCGTGGACCCGGATCGTCGTGGTCCCTAGCGCAGCATCCTTCGCCCGGAAGCGGAGTAGCCATAGGTCGCCGGGGCCATTCACGAGCGTGTAGTAGCAAGCGATGGACGTGAGGATGTACATCTGGCCGGCGGGAATCGTCCCGTTGTAGTAGGGCGGGTTAGTCGCAGGACCGACCGTGAGGAACGTTGTGGTTGAGCCACAGGCCGTGACGCCATTCGTTCCCGTGCAGTTGCCGACCATCAGACAGCCGTTGTTATTGTCAGCGGGGACGAGCGGCGCGACGACGAGCTTGGTGGTGTCGTAGTCCACGAACGCTTGCCAAGTGTTGAACCCGCCGGGAACGTTGTAGTAAGCGAGGGTGGGGTCGGGAGTGAGGCGGTCGTCTGCGTCCCGGAGCACTATGTACACCATGTCCCCAGCATGAACCAGTTGGCTTGTCGGGTTCAGCCCAAGCGTGATGTAGTCGGGTACGCCACCGTCCGGATCCCCGCCACCGTCCCCGTCTCCCCTTCTGGACTACCGGGTCCGTGACCTTGTGCGCGGAGCAGCTTGCGAGCAGCCCGAGAATCACGAGAACTGCGACCAGCTTCCTCATGGTGCGGCCCTCCTACGTGGCGTTCTTGCCGTGCGGCTCGATGCCGCGGCGTTGCAGTTCTGCGTCGATGCCGGCGAGCAGGTCGCTGCTCTGGTCCTCGGTCAGCGGATCGGCCTGTGGCTCGTTGCCCGGGACGTAGTGGCCGGCGACCAGCTTCTTGCGCGCGTTGAGCAGGTGGCTGTCGTGCATGTCGGCGAGCGCCACGAACCGGCGCTTGGACTCGGACCACCACTGGAGCGCGCTCATCGGGCCTCCGCAGACGTGAAGATCCGATACTGCGCCATCGGCGTTCGCCCCTCAGGGTACGGAATCTCGCGCAGCACGCCCATCTCGACGCAGCGGTCCACGGCGGCCATCATCGACCACGAGTCTCCCGTGGCCGGCCACAGCTTGCACATCATCGCGCAGCCCGCCGGCTTGAGGACGCGCTCGATGTTCGCCAGCACCTCGCCGATCGCCTTGCCGCCCTCGACGGTGCCCAGCCAGCCGCGGTGAGATTCATAGTCGTAGCTCATCGGATGCCCTCGATCCTCTTCACGGTGAGATAGTAGTTGCACTCCGCGTTGAACAGGACGTAGGCGACAGCCGCTACGGCCCAGCCGGGGCCGTGGAACGAATGGACGAGCCAGCCCCCTAAGGCCGCGGTGATGCCGGCCGCGAGGATGCGGCCGAGGAGCGCGCCGATCGTGATCACAGCTTCACCCGCATCTCGTTCACCCGCTTGTCGAGCCACGCGAGGTTGGGGCCAGCTGGCGGCGCCGTGCCGGGCAGCGCGTCCTCCGGCTTGGCGAAGTACGTGATCCGCGGGCTGACCAGCGTGATGCCTTGCTCGACAGCTCGGCGTTGACGAGTATCTCGGCGCTGGGGACGCGCTCCAGTAGCTGTCCGACCATGTCGCGACTTGATCTCGCTCTGCAGGTGCTCGCGCTGGAAGTTCATCTCCGCCTTGAACCGCTCCTTGTCGGCGGCGAGGTTCTCCTCGCGCACCTTGACCTCTGTCTCCCGCTTCGCCTGCTGGATCTCGAACTCCTGCCGCTTCCGCTCGAGCCCGACCTTGTGCTCCACCTCCCTCTTCTTCCAGAAGATCACGAAGCCCTCCCGCTGACGAGTGTCTTGACCACCTCGAACTCCACGCCCTCGACCACTATCGGCTGGTCGTCCACCGGCGGGAAGATGGTGCCCAGCCGCACCGCCGCCTTGTAGTCCTCGACGACGCTGGGATTGAGCTGCATCCCGGTCGCGTGCCACACGCCTTGCGCGTCACGCCGGCCGGCCCACGCGCTCTTGGCGAAGATCTCCGGGTCCACGATGCGCTTGGCGACGAGGCGGCGCTGGTAGTGGTCCTTGCCCACGGCGCCGCGGGTGGTGTTGACGGCGACGGGCGCGACGACCTGCGCCGGGGGAAGCGCCTCATCGTCGCTGCCAGCCGCCTCCGCGGCTGCCGCCTGCGCGGCGAGCCGTGCCTTTTCCTCCGCCGCCTTGACCTCGGCGCGGCGCACCCTCTCGGCCTCGTCATCCCAGCGGCGGATCTCCCGCTCGACCGCGGCGACGCCGGACTGGAGTTGCTGTGCCCGCCGGGTATAGGGGCCGCGCGCCAGCGCCTCGAAGTCGCGCAGGGGGCGGAAGACGTCGGTGAGCCCGCTCGTCAGCCGGCGCGCTCCGCGCTTCAGGAGCTGCAGCGTGTCGCTCGCCTGCTCACGATCCTCAGGCGTGGCGATCTTGAAGCCCGTCTCGACGCCGGACAGCACGCCCTCGGCTGTCGTCACCACGTCGTCGGTGCCGATGGCCGTGAGCGCCAGCTTCACGCTCTCCACTGGATCTCGCACTGCGATGTTGCTCACGTTGACCCTCCGGTTTACTGAGCCGGGCCGCCCCCGACACGCCCCGTGATCCCTCTTACGCCCCGAGGGCCGGCGCCCGACTCATATCTGTTACGGCACCACGTTGCAGCCGTCTCCGTCAGGAACCGCGCTCTAGGACGCGGGGCCCGGACGTCTCCGCCGGACCAAGGAGTGCTACGGGTTTGGTCGAACTTTCGACTTATCGAGGTTCAGCTCTGCGGTTGAGTAGCTTTGATCGTTCATCGTTGAGCTTCTTCACTGTAGCCGGTTGGCTAGTGGAGGGAATGATCCTCCGACCAGATTATCAGTCTGGTGCTCGTGCCAGAGCGTTGTCCTAGTGTCTCTCCTGCTTCGCCACGGATGCCGTGTCTTGCTCAGACCTCGACCACCTGCGTCGCGTTGATGATGCTCAACTGCGTGTCGAGCTTGCCCAGCGCGTCGGTCAGGGCCTCGCTCCGCTTCATGATGTCCTGCTCGTCGAAGTTCACCACGCACTTGACCGGCTGGTTGCTCGTCCGATCGCGAGCCGTGCGGGCGTTCCGCGCCGACTGGAGCAGCATGTCGTACAGCTTCTTCAGCAACGGCGCGATCTCCCGTCGCCACACCAGCGCCTGCTCGACGGTCATCTTGATGCCCATCACCTCGACCTCGGCGTAGCCGTTCTTGTCAGCGATGGCCGAGCGCAGCGCCACGGCGTACCGCGACAGGTCGTCCATCGCCTGCATCTCCTTGGCGATGAACGCCTCGCTCGTGGTGTCCGACTTGAGCATCGGGTCCACGATCTCCTCGGGCCGGATCACGTAGTGGCTGATGCTCGCGATCTTGTCCTCGATCTTCTTCAGCGTGAGCTTGTGGCCTGCCAGCGCCTCGGTCATGGTGATCTTCGCTGCCATTGGCTCTCCGATCCCTCTCGCGCGCTGCGTGCTTCGCCGCGTCGCGCTTACAGTAGATTCCGCTCCGATCCAGCAGGCTCCCACAGGTGATGCAGAGCCCGTCCCGCGTGCATCTCTCTTTCCACTCCTGCCTGACAACCGCCTTCGACTTCTCCCGGCTCGGCACCAACCCGTCCCGCACCGGCGCCGGCCTGAGCTTCCGGGGCCGCAGGTCCGGCCCCCTCACCGCCAGTCGACCTTCAGGGCTTTCGCCTCGATCACGACCATGCGGCACACCGCGATGAACGCCGGCTTGCTCTTGGCGATCACGTCCAGCCACTGCGACTTCGGCGCAGTCTCGGCTCCGTCGGGCGTCTGCACCCGAGCAACGTAGCCGCAAGCCTCGAGGATCTTGCCGTCCACGAGCACGGGCCGGTCCTTCACCGGCTGCCAGAATACGCGCGTCTTATCGGCGCGCGCCATCGCTGACAGCACCGCCAGCACCCTGTCGAGCCCCTGCTCGGCGAGCTTGGCGCCCTGCGTGGACTCGTCCTCCTCCTCGGGTTCCTCGTCCGGCGGCAGCACCGCCAGCGCGCCCGGCGAGGGGCCGGCGTCCATGCCGGCTGGGGCAGTGGCGGCCCCTGCTCCCTCGCGCTCGATCTTCGCCTCGAACCACTCCGCGATCTTCTGGTGATCCATCGGCGGCAGCGACACGAGCCCGGCGATCAGCGACTCGCCCTTCTCGCGGTAGTACTCGTTGCACAGGCCGACGATGAAGTCGGCGTAGTTGCTCGCCCAGCGCGAGTAGCTATTCTTGTGCGCCCCGGGCGGCGTGAGCTTGTGCTTCGTGGCGACCGCGCGGAGGAGTCGCCCGCGCCAGTCCTCGGGCACGGCCGTGGAGACGGGCGGAGCAGGCTGGTCCGTTGCTCCCACCCCGCCGTCTTCCACGACCACTGCGCCGCTCGGCTGTGGGGCGGCGGCGGCAGGCGTCACGATCGTCGCCTTCACCTCGTCCTCGTCAGCCGGCTCATCGACGAGGGCCGGGAGCATCAGCATCGCCCGACCCGCGCCGGAGAACTTGAGCAGCCGCGACACCGCGCGCCACCGCAGCTTGTCCTCCGCGTAGGCACCGGTGTACCCGTCCAACCCCGCGGCCTTCGCCTGCGCCGCGGTGAACTTGCCGTCGTGCTGCGCCTTGCCCTTGATGCCGCCACGGACGTGGCACTCGGTCGCATCGAGCTTCACGACCTCGTAGTCGAAGTCGGGGATGCGCTGCATGACGATGTCCAGCTTGACCTCGGTGTCGAGTTCGAACCGACCCTTGACCACGTAGCCACGGGTGAGCGCCAGCATCGGCGGGATCGCCATGTCTCGCGCAAACATCAGCGCGATGAAGCAGTTCTCCGGCTTGCCGACGAAGCAGTCGCGGAGCGCCGACGAGCGCGAGGCGAGGTTGCCGGCATTGCGGATGGCATCCAGCTCGAGCGCCGACGGGAACGCCATCTGGGGTACGAGGGCGACGCTCATGATGCCTCCCCGCAGGCGTCGCGGAGGCGCTTGCCCGTCTCGTCCCACGCAGCCTTGATGGCGTTGTCGCGCTCGTTCAGAACCCGGGCGAGGAGGAGCGCGATCTCCCTCGTCGCTGCCAGCACGACCGCATGCATCGCGCCAGCCCGCTTAACCTCGAAGGTGAAGCCATGCTGCGGCCGCGCCATCGGCACGACCAGATAGAGATTGTCCACAGACCCTCCGGCAAGCGAGAACGGGTGCGCCGCCTTCGCCGCACCCGCCGGAGGGTCATCCGAGGCACGAACCCAGCAGCACACCCGTTCTCGCAACTTGACCCTCCAGCGAAGAGCAATGTATGCCCGCTCGCTGGAGGTGTCAATGCCTCATTTTGCTGGGACCGCCGGAGCCCGGCCGATGGCTGTGAGCGCGCGAATCGCCTCGCGCTGGATCGCCACGACCGGGAAGCCCTTGCCGCCAAGCGCTGCCGAGATCTCCGACTCCACCTGCTGGAGCAGCACCGCCCAGTCCGCCGTCGGGTACTTCGACGCCAACGACGCGGCGACGGCATCGGCGATGGTGACGAGCAGCGCCGCGCGCTCGTGGTCGCGCGGCGTCCTGAGCCGACCCAAGATGGCGAGCCCGAGCGCCGAGGCGAGGTACGGAGCGATGCTCTTCAGGAACGGGAGGAGTGCTCCCATGTGGCCCTCCTTGGCCGTGCTGCGTTCAGTGGCGGCCGCTGCCGCTCATCATCAGGAAGTACAGCGCGACACTTGCCAACACTATGGCGACGCGCCACAGGGTCGCTCGGCGGTTCGCCCTGCGAAGCTCCTTCATCCAGTCGGACCCTCGAGGTGATCGAGACGCTTCTCGTGGGCCGCCAACGTTTTGTCTGCTCCCGCCCCCCATGTTTCCCGGTCCCGAAGCCGGCGCTCGTGGTCCCCAAGCATCCGGGCGTTGCTGCGCGTCTGGGACCAGCTGATCACAGCCTGACCCAGCAGTCCCAGCACGAGCGCGAGCGCGCTCGGATCCTGCAGCCATTGACTCATCCTCCGGTTCCCCCCGTCAAGCAATCCCTTCGTAGTGCCCCGGTGACCGAGAGACGAGGACGCCCCCCGTCGCAGCCGACGCTGGATGACGAACGTCGGGCAGGCTTATATGCACCCACAACTTGGCGGGGTTGTTCAAGTATGCCCGGTGATCCTCCAGAATCAGCTGACCGAACCTGCCGAAGAGCTGGATGCGGGCGTAGTCGAACGCGTCGTAGGTGTTCGTGATCCAATCCTGACCACTGCCGTCGGCGACGTTGAAGTCGGCGGCGCTGCCAGTGAGGTGGTCGCTCTCGTGGGCGCCGCCAACGGCAGCGTTGTGATCGGCCAGCCGCCAGCCGCTGTGGACGATCAGCGGCAGGCCGGCGTGCCAGCGCACGCCCTCGAGCAACAGGGCGACCTTGGTGAGGTTCACGCGCACGTCGGCAGGCACATCCGTGGCCCCGTGCGGCATGAACTCCGCGAGCTTGAAGTGCGGAGTGAGGTTCACCGAGGTGTCGGTCACGACGCGCGCTGTCGATGGAGCCGCGGCGGGTGGGGGTGGCGACTGACCTTGCCGACGCCGGTGTCGAACTTCTTCGTCACGCCGAAGAAGCGCTCGGCCCGGGTCGCGAGGTCCGCCTCCTCCTCCTCCGCCTGCGTGATCGTGATCGGCTGCAGCGTGCCGAACATCCACTTGATGATGTCGCCGGCCTGCTGGTAGGCGGGGTCGTCGGGGTTGCGGATCGGCCCGCGGAAGGTCTGGTTGGTGATCAGCTCGTCGAGCGCGCGCGGGACCGGCCCGGTGAAGGCGGTCTTCAGGAGGTTGTGGGCGCTGTCGATCGACGGGTCGTTGTACTCGGTGTAGAACGCCTTGATCCACGACTCGAGCGTCCTGAGGTCGGTTGGGAACGTGACCCGATCGCCGTTCGAGTTCATCGGGTGCAGGTAGTCCTCGAGCGTCTCCGGCCGCCTCCCGGTGTGCAGGAAGTGGTAGGCCCCGCCGACGCCCAAGTGCGCGGCCACGAACGCCAGTGCGTACGCCATGCGCGGCGTGAAGTTCGGCACCTCGCCGCGGAACGGCGCCGCGGCCATGCGCGGCAGGTCGGTGAACGCCGGCATCAGGTGCGAGCGCCCGGTGCCGAGCGTCCAGCCCGGAGCGCGGATCAGCACCATCATCGCGGTCTTGAGGTTGCTGTTCCAGAACAGGTTGTCGTAGTTGAGCATGCCCATCCGGTCCTGCACGTCACGCACCGACTTACGCATGATCTCAGCGCGCGTCACCTCGCCAGAGGCCAGCCGCTTGGCGTTCCGCTGCATCTCCCACGAGGAGAGATCGGCGAACGCGCCCACCTGCATGCGCTCGACGGCGCTCATGATCGCGTGCGTCGGCGCCTCGATCGCCGCCGGCAGGAGGTGGCGCAGGGCCATCAGCTTCTTGCCCTTGCCCCAGTAGCGCACCAGCCGCGCGCTCTGCGACATCGCCATCTCGGGGCGCAGGATCTTGGCGCCGCCGCTGAAGTACTCGTCGGCCAGCGCCCGCATGTCGGGATCGTTGACCTTGTCGAAGAACTTGCGCCCGCGCGCGAGGTAGCGCGCTGCCGAGAGCGGTAGGACGGGAAGCCCGGTGGCGGCGTGCCCGGCGAGCGAGGCGCTGCCGCGCAGTAGGTGCGGGGCCGCGGAGATCGGGTGCCCGGCCATCGCCTTCGAGAGCCCGATCGAGAGGTCGTGGATCGCGGAGATGTAGGCGATGTTGTTGGCGTGGAATCCCGAGAGCCCGAGCTGGATGCCGTTGAGGAAGTTGCGCGTCTCCAAGGCCGAGCGCCCGAACATCGTCGAGCGGATGTCGTCGGCGCTCATCCAGTTGTCGATCAGCCGCACGAGGTCGCGCTGGCCCCAGTACTCGGCGCCGATCGTGCGCCCGGCGACCTGCTGCTCCATGCTCATCGTCTCGAGGCCGGGCTTGATGTCGAGAATGGGCTTCAGGTCGGCGCGGTCCTTGAAGAAGTTGATGAACTTCTCGTAGACGTGCGGCGCTGTGGTGCGGAACAGCTCCGGCGCGTGGATGTACGCCTGCAACATGACCGCCATCTTCTCCCACGGCTCCTGCACGTAGTTCGCGTACTCGGTCGTCGGGGCGACGGTGGCGTGGCGCTGGGCGGCGAGCGCCTGCAGCTCGGAGTCGATCCGCGGGTCGCGGCCGAGGAAGCGGCTCTGCAGGTGGTACTTGTCGTCGATGGCGTGGCCCAGCTCGTGTGCGAGCACGCTCGGATCGGTGGCGAACGCGGTCTTGATGCTCTTCCGGCCGCGAATCGCCATCCCCAGCGCGCCGCCCGGCAACCTCAACCGTCGCGTGTGGCGCACGCCGAGGCGCTGGATGGCCGACATCAGGCCCTCCATCTGCGCCTTGTCGTGGTACTCGGGCACATCCACCGGCGGGAAGAAGATCTTCGCCCAGCGCTGGTCGAAGGCTTGGAAGTCGGCGGGCACGCTGCCCTTCCCGGCGCGGCTACCGACAGGGAATCCCCGCACCTGCCCCATCTTCTTGTAGATCGCGTCCTCGCCCGCGACCCAGTGCTGGAAGGCGTCGAACTTCCACACGTTGTGCATGTAGGCTTCCGCCCAGTCGGCGGGGTTGTCGCTCACCAGCTCGAGCCCGCGCGCGAGCCCGGTGACGATGTCGGGAATGATGCGCTTACGGAAGAAGCTCTTCGTGCCCTCGAGCGGCCTGCGCGCGGTGGTGGTGAAGATGCGCTGCGCCTCGTCCGGCTTCGTCCACATCTGCGGCAGGTAGTTCTCGATGTAGGCAAGCCCGGGCCGGCGCCTCTTCAGGATGGCGAAGCCGGCGTTGTAGAGGTCGTCGAAGTAGTCGTCGATCGCCTGCAGGTCGGCGTTCGCCTGCGGCCGGCCGTGCTGCGCGTTGTCGATGAACTGCATGCGCTGCTCGCGCGAGAGCTTCCCCAGCTCCTTCTTGATGAAGCGCTGGGCGCGGTGCAGCTGGAACATCTTCTTGTCGATCTCGCCCTTCATCGCCATCAGCTGGTTGAGCCGCTCGCCCTTGACGAGGTGCGCGGGATTGAACATCTCGATCGTCTGGCGGAGCCCGAGACGAGCGACGGCGACTGCCTTCTCGACCGAACTCGGCTGCGCGCCCTTGGGCGGCTGCGGCACGGGCATGCCCGGGACCGCCTTCCGCTCCGCCTCGGTCATCTTCGGCTCGGGCGTTGGGCGCTGGCCGAGCAGCCGCTCGATCCCGCGCACCGCCTTCCGCAGCCGCTGGCGCTTGGGAGTCACGGCGCCGAATGGCGCGCGCGATTCGCGAACCTCGGGTTCGCCGGCAGCTGGCGTCTCAGTCGTCTCGCGCGGCTTCACGCCCAGCGTCTCGTCCACCGTTGGCTTCGCCGGTTCGTCCGTCAGCAGCTTGTCGCTGATGCGGAGCAGCTCGGAGAGCGCCGTCTGCTTCGATGGCTCGAGGCCGAGCGCGCGACGGATGACGTCGACGAACTTGCTCCAGACCGTCGAGCCTTCGTAGGGCACCGTGTCGAGCCAGCGCTGGATGCCGCGGTCCGACAACCCCATCGCCAACAGCTCCATCGTGTTCTTCGCGGTGTAGCGCTTGTAGAAGTCCTGACCGCGCGCCGCGCGCTTCACCACCGTGAGCAGCCGGCTCAGGTCGCCGCGCGCGTGCTGCATCTCACGCTGGCGCTCGGGCGACATCTTTGACAACCGGCGCGTCACGAAGTCCCAGCGCGGACGCACCAGATCTACGGTCGCGGCGTGTACCAGCTCGTGGAACGCCGTGATGTAGTCGGCGGACGGGTTCATCCCGATCTTCTCGCTCAGGAGCCTGTAGTTGCCGTTGCTGCCATGCGTGTCCTTCGGCCGATAGTTGAACGTGCCGGGCTTGCCGCCAGAGGCACGCTTCTCGCGCAGGCGATCGACGACCTTGTTCATGATCTCGCGCTGCGACTCGCTCGTGGTGTGCTTGGCGATGTACTCGGCGGCCTCGAGGTGCGTCATCGTAGGCAGCACCCGGCGCAGCGTCGGGGCCTGAAGCGCCTCGGGAACGCCCGCGCTCGGCTTCTGCGGCGGCTCCTTCCTTCTGCTCTGCTCGCGCTTGGCGAAGTTGTACGCCTCGGCCCACGCGGTCTGGCGCTCCTCGGCCTCTGCGATCTTGGCTGGGGTGTAGGAGCGCGACTTGTCGCCGACCGCGCGCAGGTACTCGTTGCGCGACGCCTTGAGCGCATGCTCCAGCTCCGCGTCCGTCATCTTGAGGACGTGCTCGAGCCGCGGCGGCGTTTCCAGCGGCTCACCGCCGACGGTGATGCCGAGCGACTTCTTCTCCGGCTCCTTCGGCGGGGGCGGAGGTGGCTCGACGGGCTTCGGTGGCTCGACCGCCTTGGGCGGCTCCGCAGGCGGCTCGCCGCGTCGCCCCAGACCGAGGCCGGCGAGGCCGAAGCCGGTGCGCTCCATGGGCGGACCGCCGTACTCCTTCGGCGGCGTCGGAGGAGGCTCCGGCAGGTTGCGGGCGCCCTTGGGGCGTACGCCGAGCCCCAGCAGCCCCGGCTCCTGCTTCGCGCCCCGGCGCCCCAGCTCGCTCCGGGCCTCTGCGGTGCCCAGCGCGCGCAGCTGCGCCTCCGACATCTGTCGGACGTCTGGCGCAGGCACGGCGCGGCCGCCCTCTGGGCCAGCGAGTCCCGGCGGAGGTTCGATGGTTTCACGGGGAACAACGGCACCCGGCGCCGGGCTCGGGGCGGTAGGCCTCTCGGCTGCAAGCGCCTCACGCTCGGCGGTAAGCTTCGCAACCCTCTGAGCCCAGCGCCGGTAGCCCTTGTCGTTCGCCGGCGGCCTGCTGCGCTCCAAGCCCTTGAGGCTCTGGTCGATCTCGCTGATGCGCTGCTCGTTCACCCGCTGGCGCACGGGTTCCTCGGCCATGCGCCGGTGCAGCTCTGGGAGCGCTGGGGCGGCCTCCTGCAGCGTCGGGGGCTGGACGGCCGTCTGCTCCGCCACCCGAGGCCGGGCGAGGTCACGCAGCGCCTCGAGTCCGTTGTAGGTCACGGGGACGGGGACGCCGCCTTCGTGGGGCGTGACCAGCACGGTGATGCGGTAGCCCTGCGGATTATGCGGCGAGACGGCGGCGGGATCCTGCCACGAGGTGACGCCGGCCACTCGCGCCGCAGCGCGGTCGCCCCCCTCCGTCGGCATCCACACGATCTTGCCGCCCAACGTCTTGTTGAGCGTCTTCGTCAGCTCTGGCTGGGGCTTGCCGCCGCGGTAGATGGCCTGCTGGGGCTCGGCGAAGGCCTTGGCGACCTCCTGCGCGTGCCGGAGCACCTTTTCGTTGGCCGCAGCCCCCAGCCGCTGGCGCCACTCGGCGACCGCCGCCGGGCCCTGATGGGCGATGGCGAGCGCCAGCTGGAGTCCGGCCCCCTTCGCCCACTCCTGCGGCGTCGGCATCGGGTAGTCCTTCTCGCCCGTCAGCCGGTGCATGTGGGCGGCCAGCGTCGGCTGGATGGCGCCGAAGCCCACGGCGGCTGGCGTCTCCCCGGCGAGGCGCGCGATGGGGCCAGCGGCCTCCCCGGCGATAGCCTTGCCGGCGGGGCCGATGATCCCGGCGGTGGCCCCGGTCGTGACCCCGGAGATCAGCGTCTCCTTACCAGTCTCGGCATCGGTGGCAGCCCCCAGACCGGCGGCGATCGGCGGCGGCACGCCCGCCATCTCGAGCGGCGCCGTGCGCGCGACGAAGCCGGCGATGTCGCCAGCCGTGCGCGCGACCCGCTCCCCGGTCGTGCGCGGCGGCGGCAGGATGTCCTGCTTCGACCACGGTTGCGTCTCGGGGACGTTCACCATCCCGCCGGGCAGGCCGGCGACGCCCGGAATCATCACCGGGCCCGGCGGCGGCCGCAGGCCGGAGAGGTTGGGGGCCACGCCCAGCAGGAACTGGGCGGCAGCCCGGGCGTAGGCCGGGTTCTGGGGCGAGATCTTCCACGCCAGCTCGTCCATGCCGCGCTGGGTCGGCGTCATCGCCTCTGGCGCCCAGCTCGCGCCCCCGCCGCGCCCGCGCGAGAGCGGCGGGTTGGGCGACGGTCCCACCGGCTGGTCGAACTGGGGGACACCGGCGCGGGTAGCTGTGGCCGGGGCGGCCGCACTCGTCATCGCCCGCATCTGCGACATCGCCGGCAGCGCAGGCACGAAGCTCGCTGCCAGCCGGCTCAGGCGCGGGCCAGCGCTCGCGGGCACCGGCATCGACAGGAACTTCGCCACCGGGGCGTCGATCGAGTCGAGCGGATGCTGGTCCCTGACCGCCTGCGGCAGCAGGTCGTAGAGCGTGGTCGACCGCGGGGGCTGCCGCGTGCCGAGGGCCTGCCCGACCACGGCGTCGAGATCGTTGGGCGCCATCGGCTACCTCGCTTCTTGGTCGGGGCCACCTTCCGACGTGTCGGGCTCGGCGGGCTGCGGCGCGTACTGCTTGATGAGCTGGAAGCCCTGCTCCTCCAGCTGCCGCAGCTGCTCGTCGTCGATGCTGGTGTCCTCAGGCTGGTCGGGGTAGTCCGCCGGGTTGAAGTCCTCGGGGTTCTGGGGCGGCGTGATGCCCGCGTGGCCGGCGTACTGCGAGTAGACCGACTCGAGCGCCGCCCGCTTCGCCATGCTGGAGCGGCGGTGCATCGCCGCGGCGTTCAGCTTGGCGTCTTCCACCGAGCGCTTGAACTGCTCCATGGCGTAGGGAGAGCTGTAATCGTAGAGCGTCCGGCCGTACTGATCCTGCAGCGGCGTGGCCTTCGTCTTCCCCTTGGCGAACGTGGTCGCCGGCGAGAGCCCGAGGTCCTGCGCGTAGCGCAGTCGCTGCGGCTCCGGCGTGTTCGGCGACTCGATGCCGGCGATGGCGGCGTCGATCTGCGCTTGACGCGAGCGGCCGCCCTCCTCGCCGGCTGCCTTCTCGTCGGCGTTCAGCGACGCCAGCATCTTCGCGGTCCCCGCGAGGCTCGTCAGTGCCTTCCTCCGGGCCTCGACGCTCAGGGCCGACTTGTTGAGCCTGCCCTCGAGCGCCTTGCGGTGCAGCTCGATCTGGTCGTGGAGCTTCTCGGCCGCGGCACGCCCAGAGAGCCCCGAGGCCGCGCTGTAGTCCGCGGTCGGCAGGCTCATCGTGTTCGGATCCCACGTCTGCGGCATCAGCCCCTGCGAGACGAGCGACTTCGCCGCCTCCGCCGACAGCGTCGTCCGGTGGGGAGCGGCCCCGGACCCAGCCGGATGGTCGATTCTCGACTGCAGGTACTTCATCTGCATGTCGCGGTAGGCGAGATCGCTCGCCGCCTTCGTCCGCGCCGCCTGCTCATTGGCGTAGGCGCGGCGGCCGTAGATCAGGCTCGCGATGCTCTTCAGGGCCACCGCGCCCGGCGTGACCGTGCCCGCCTCGAACGGAGACACCATCCCGGCGTAGCCGGGGCGGTCGAGCCCGTGGACGAACGCGCGACCGCGCGCGTACGCCCCGGCGACCGTGTTGGCGGCACGCCGGCCGATGGTCGCCATCGCCTACTCGTACGGCCCGATGGGCTGGGCGGTCGGGGGCCGGTGCGCTCCGGGCAGGTGCATGCCACCACCCGAGAGCGAGCTGCGGCTCACGGTTGGGCCGCCGCCGAGGGTGGGCGCGCTGCTTCGGCTCGAGGTGGCGAAGCCTCCGGCCACGGCCGGGATGGCCTCGAGCATCGAGTTCCAGAACGTCGAGTCCTTGGCGGCGTTCAGCGCGGCGTCCTGCGAGGCCACGCCCATCTCGGCACCGAAGGCGGTGTCGTTCTTTCCGCGCTCGTAGCCCAAGTTCGACTGGAACGCCTGATAGAGCTGGTCGGCGGAGTTGCGGGCGGCGTCCTCCGACCCCTGCGCCTCGACGTCGGTGGCGCCCTGCTCGAGCGCGGCAGCGGCCGGTCCACTGAGCCCGCGTGCGCTGACCTGCCGCGCGTTCATCTGTCGTGCCCGCTGGGCCGCCGCCGCGGAGGCACCGGCGAGCCGCGTGCGCGTGCGCTCGGCCGCCGCCTCGTCCTCGGGCGTGACGTAGCCCGCGGGACGCGAGGCGCGGTAGCGCGCGATGATCGCGTTCCGGTTCGGGCCCTTCTTCGACCGGTGGAACGCGCCAAGAATGACCGGCGCGAGCGCTGTTGCTGCCGCGAGTGCCACTACCGCTCACCTCCGATCAGGAACCACATCGCCGACCCGGTCGCGTTGCCGAGGATCGCGGGCGCGATCCGCATCCGCACCTCGGTGGTGCTCCACTTGTCGTACTCGCTCCAGTTGGCGGCGAGCACGGTGTTGGGCGTCGACGTGTTGTCGCAGCCCAGCAGCACGCACCACGCCGGGATCACCCCGAGCGTGTGCGGGATGTTGTAGGTGGCGCTGCCGTTGTTGCCGACCTTGCGGTACTCGGCCAAGAGCTTGCCGGCCCTGCCACCATCCACGAGCTTGCCGAACGTCAGTCCGCCCGGGGCGATGTTGGCGTCGCCGCCCTGCGTGGCGACCGCGGTGCGCGTCTGATCCGGGTCGCCCGAGGCGATCGACGGTGCCCGACCTTCGCTCATGTGGCCTCCGGTTATCAGCTTGCGGCGATGACGTAGAAGCGGAATGTGACAGCCGCGAGCGACACCGACGTCGTGTCGTGGGCGTTCTGGAGCACGAGGTGCCACTTCCCCGTCGCGGTGTTGTTGTGCAGGTTGACGTGGTACTTGGCCGTGGTCGTCGAGGGAACGCCGGCCAGCTCCGTCGTGATGCAGAGCGGCACCGTGTTCGCCACGTCGAGCCCGGTCGAGATGCTGTTGTCGGCCCCGCCGGCGAGCGAGCCGCCGGGGCTCCACGCGAAGCTCGTGATCTTCACCTTGGGCCCGGTCACAGCCTGTGCGCCGAGCCGGGAGACGTCCACGGAGCCGGCCACGATCTTGCTGGTATCCACCGAGTTCGAGGCCAGCTTGGCGAGCGTGATCGCCCCGTCCTCGACGCGGTCGGTGGGGATGCGCGACCCCGCTGAGTTCGAGATGACCGTCCCCGGCAGGCCGGCGTTCGGCTTGACGTTGTTCACGTCGAGGTTGCCGTTCACCTGAGCCACGATGGCGTCGTCGTTGGCGCGCACCTGTGGCCCGTCGTTCGGGGTGCCGTTGGCGAAGCTGTTGGGAAGGGCTACGAGGCCCATGCTCACACCGTCCTTGTGTAAGTGCCCTTGGGCTGGAGCCTACCATCCATCGTGTAGCCGCTGAAAGTGAACGTGTCCGACGGCTGGCAGGTGAGCCGCAGCGCGTATCGGCGCCCCCGCGTGCCGATCGGCAGGCCCTTGGTCGGCCCCGAGTCTCCCGAGGTGGCCCACGTCGTCCCGCCCCACGTCGTCCCGCCCCACACGGAGGCGGAGTTGGCGGACGTGAACCCGAGCGAGACGCTGGCCGCCGGCTCGAGCAGCAGCGTCACGGTGCAGGAGATGGACGGGCCCGAGATGTAGACCTCGAGCCGGTCCCAGATCTTGTCGTAATCGGGGCGGCCGTCGTCGATCTTCTGTGTCTGGACCGTGACCGTGGGCGGGTTGCCGCCGGTGCCATCGAACGCCTTCTCGTCACGGAAACCTTGGAACCCGAGCCACACCGGGTTGTCCGCGCCGGCCGAGAGCGCGCGCCGGTCGATGGCGACCACGGACTGGGCAGCGCCGAACGTGCCGGCCTTCTGGACAAGGATGTCGTTCCAGTAAAGCCCGGTGTAGCGACCCCACGCGTCGAAGCGCTGGTCGTAGACGAGCATGTCGTCATTGGTGTTCGTGAGCGCGGCGAAGCTGACCAGCACCTGCTGCCCGATGTAGTTCGTGACCACGACGTCTTGGATCTGCCCGCCGCGGAAGGTCTTGAACACGTCGCCGACCGCCTGCCAGCCGAACGGCTTGACGTCGTTGCCGGCGAGCCGGTGCATGCCGGCCTTGCCGTAGAAGTAGACCGCCGAGCCCGAAGCTGCCGCGGCGCGACAGCCGGAGCAGCCGGCGCCCTTGTAGAGCGGGAAGGAGCGGAACTGGCTGATGTCGTCGCCCTCCACGCCCCACACGCTCCACTGCTTCAGGACCGCGAGTCGGTCGACCTGCAGCTTGACGTTGGTGATGAGATCGCCGTCGTCGGGCCCGATGTCCGAGGCGTTCAGTGCGTTCCAGTTGGCGATCCCCGTGGCCTCGATGTCGCCGACCGCCTGCGAGAAGTAGAGCGTCGCGCCCGCCCAGCCGACAAGCCGGTCCTTGTAGGCGATGATGCCGTCCAAGTGCGGCGGCTCGCCGTGGACGTTCTCGTCGGAGCGGTAGCCCAAGTCGGCGTCGGCGATGACGTCGTTGTACGTCGTGCCGGTGCCGTCGGCCACGAAGTAGAATGGGCCGATGGTGCTGCCGGTGGACTTCGTCCGCTCGATCGTCCAGCCGAGATAGTCGCTCCTGATCTCGTTCGCGATCTTGGTGATCTGGACCTGCGTGTTGGCGCCCATCGCGATCGACTGGACGCCGCTCGCCTTGGACGAGCCGTCGGTGAAGCGGTAGCGCAGCCGGTAGTAGTAGGTGCTCGCGGCCGTGAGCCCGCCGCCGCCCGCGCCCGTTAGCGTCAGCTCCACCGTGTCGGCCGCGGTGTTCGGGTTGTAGGTGACGGTGGCGTTGGTGTGCTTCTGGCAGTTCGGGATCGACACCGACCAGTTGCCGGCGCCGATCGTCAGCGTCGAGTTGTTGCTGTCGGTGGCCGCCGCGGAGAGCGTGAGCGTCGTGTCGCCGGGATTGACCTGCAGGCTGACCGTCGTGCCGCCGGGAATGCCGGGGCCGGAGATCGGGACGCCGGCGGCGATGGCCGGGAACGCGGGGCGCGGCAGGCAGCCAGTGTGCCAAGTGTTCGCCGGGTTGCTCGTGCGATAGAACATCGGCGGGTTGGCGCCGGCGTTCTCGGTTACCCACAACGCGCCGTGGAGCTGGTCCCAGACCATCTTGGTCGAGGTCCCGAGCGGCAGCGCCACCGTCTGCGCGGTGAAGGCTCCGGTCTTCGCCTCGTAGAGCGTGCCGCGTGTCGCGTGATCGCAGCCGACGAAGATGCGCCCGACGCCGCTGCTCACGAACTCCATGCAGGTGTGCGGGTTGTCGGCAAGCGCGACGGAGCTGAAGCGCTGGGTGCCGTTCCGCACCGTGAGCGCGCCGAGCGGCTGGAACACCATGTTGTCGCCCAGCGCGAGCGTCGGCTTGCGCGTGCGGTAGTCGGTGGTCCCGCCGTCCAGCCCCTTCGAGAAGTCGGTGACGACCGACTGGATCTCCTGCGGCATCAGCGAGCCCGGAGCGAGTTGTTGAGCAGCTTCGCCGGGCGCACAGCGCTCCGGCGGTCGGCGCTCCGGTCCTCCAGCCGCGGCCGCTCGTACTGAAGCGCCGCCTCCCACTCCTTCTCGTGCGCCGTCGCCTCGTCGTAGCGCTGCTGGCGGCGCATGCCGTAGATGACCATGCGCTCGCGCAGCGCGTCACGCAGCATGTCCATGATCGTGATCGGCTGGGTGCTGATGCTGGTCACGGCGTCAGGGACGCCCCAGTAGGTGATCCGCAACCCGCTGGACAGGTCCTGCTGTGGCATCGGCAGGAGGAAGAACGACTCCGTGCTGGCGAAGTAGCCGAGCGGGTCGCCGGTCGGATAGTTGTAGGTGGTCTTGTCCTCGAACTCGTCCTCGAACACCTCGCGCAGCTTGCGCCACGTCGTGGCGTCGGACGGGGTCGGGTTCCACTCCACGCGGATGACTTGGATCAGATTCGCAGGGTAGGCGTACTCCATGTCGGCAGTGATGTCGCCCACCGTCTTCCGGCGCTTGAGCAGGAGCTTGCGGGCGAGGTCGCGCGTCGAGGCGTTGAGATAGACCAGCCACTCGTCGAGCGCGATGGTCTGGTACTGGGGGTCGCCGCACTGGATGGCGGCCTCGGAGACGACGGACAGGGCGGGCACGCTCACGCGGGCACCTCCGTCCACGTCGTCGTCGGGGCAGGAATGTCAGTCCAGTCCGTCTCGAGCCCCCAGCGATACGCTCCGTTCGGCGGGTCAGCCGGCGTCGCACCCCACGGATGCGTGACGAGCGGGTCGTAGAAGTGCGCGGTCATGGCGCAGTCTGTGAGCATCGCAGCGCTGCCGGGGTCGACCGCCGGCGCGATCGTCGGGCCCGAGCGCTCCCCGAAGTAGTAGGTGAAGCTGATGGGGTTGTCGAACACGTCGACGAACCTCACGTTCAGCTGCCGGATGCTCACCTGACTGCGCGACAGCCCGTCACGGCCGTTGAACAGCATCAGGCGGGTGTTGTAGCCCGAGTTGGGCTTGAGATAGGCGGGGGCCCCGTCCACGGTGAAGACGGCGCTGTCGTTGTCGAAGAAGATCGTGAAGCCGCCGCCCGCGCCGTCGTAGTCCACCTCGAGGAAGTGCCACTGGGTGGCGTCGGAGATCTTTCCCGCCAGCGTCTGGACCGAGCCGCCGTTGCGGTTCGTCGCCTTCACGCGCCCCGATGGCGTGATACCGACCTCGAGGATGGCGGGCTGGGTCTGGAGGTCGTGGTCGAAGGCGAAGAGCGGATGCACCTCGTCGGCGCTCGCGCTCTGGACCGGCAGGCTCTCGCAGCGGAACTCCACGGTGATGCCCTGAAGCCCGTGCGCCGGAATCGTGGCAAGACTGCCGACGTTCTCAGCGATCAGTGCGAAGTAGGGTTGCCCGAGCGAGGACATGAAGCGGTGGTTGGACATCCGCCCTCCTCACTCGTGGTAGCCCGCTACCGCCACCGTGCCGCGGAAGACCTCGCTCGCCGTGGCCGAGCCGATGTACTGCTTGTAGCAGACGAAGAACGCGGCGCCAGCCGGCACCACGATCGGCGCGGCGGAGAAGTCCATCGCGAACCCGGGCGCCACTGCACCGATGCCGGCGCCAACGAGGAACGAATGCGATCCCAGCGGGATGCGACAGGGGCCGAAGGTGTTGATACCGAAGCCGAAGGAGAGATCGGTCGCGAAGCCAGTGGCGCAGAACCACGCGAAGCAGGTCGCAGTGGTGGTTACCACGGCGCCGGTGTTCACCATCTCGCCGATGCGGACGCCGGTGACATACAGCGTCTTCGCCGGCCGGTTCACGCTGGTGCCGGGATTCACGTACTGGAAGAGTTCGATGTCCGTCTCTGCGCCCGCCGCGGCGTTGATGCGATACTCGCCCCCGAGGCCGGTGTAGGCGGCCGTGTTGTTCGTGCCCGTGGCGTTCGCGGGCGCCGCGCTGTTCGGCCACGTCGCGGTGAAGGTGGTCGCGTTCCCCGGCTGGACGAGGTAGGCGCCGCCGCCGCCAGCGACCTGCTGGTGCCCCCACGGCATGGCCGCCATCCATCCACGCACGTAGACGCCGACGAATGCGACGCTGATCTGTCGGGCCGCCGAGGCCGCGCCGGTGTTGCCGATACGGAAGCCGATGGGCTGTGATAGCCCCGACGTCGACGACGGCACCGTGTTCGGCAGCTTGATCGAGCCGGCCGGGTCGTCGTCGATGTAGAAGACGACGATGTCGCGCTGGATCTCGATGCCATAGCGGTGGTGGACGCCGGAAGCGGGGACATTCACGCCGGTGCGGAGGACGGTGACGATCTCTGCGGCGTTGTAGTTGACGACGCCGACCAGCTGCGTGATGCCACCGGTCACGATCGTCCTGAAGTAGACGCCGTCGTTGGCGGTCGCGTTGCTCAGTGGGAACTGCCCGAATCCCCACTCGCTGAAAGAGTTGGTGGCGCTGTCGTTGGTGTGCTTGATGCCCAGCACCAGCAGCGTCGAGCCCGTGGTGTAGAGCGGGAATGCTCGCCAGCTGACGAACAGCGAGCGGTGGCCGCTGGTGGTGGTGCTGCCGCTGTTGAGCGTGCCGTAGCCGGCGGCCTGCGCGTAGCTTTGGCTCGCAGTGCTGAATAAGAACCGGTCCTGCGCCTGAATCGTGCCTTCGAATGTGTGGAGGAACAGGCACGCCTGCGGCGAGGCGTCGATGATCGAGCTGCCGCCGAATCCGACCGGCATCCGTTACCTCCGCGTCGGGCCCGGAGCCGAAGCCCCGGGCCCCAACGCTGGCTGGACTAGGTGATGCTTCCGACGGTGCAGAGCACGGCCATGCGCGTCGCCGTGCCGGTGTCGGTGATGCCGAACTGCGCCCCGGTCGTGGTGCCCGAGGGCCGGAGCGTGCGCCCCGGCGACACGGTCGGCACCGAGGGCGGCGTGGCCGAATCGGTCACGTTCCCCGAGGCCGCTCCGAGCACGAAGCGCCCGAGCGTTCCCGTGCTCGACGCCGTGGAGGCGAAGCAGATGCTGCCGACGCTGGCGGTCAGGCCAACCGTCCCAGCCTTGATCGCCCCGAGCGCGAACCCGAGCGACGACGGCGGCGTGGTCGAGCCACGCGCGCCACCCAACACGAACAGCGGCATGCCCGTCGCCGGGATGGCCGACTGCGCGAGGTCGTTCGCGACGATCACGGCACCGGTGGTCGCCGTGTTGTCGAGGATGACGTGATTCGCATCGGCGATGTCGGTCGTGGTCGTGTTCTTGATCGACCGCACCGTGCCGAGCGAGCCCACCCCCTGCCACAGGATCGTGCCATCCGGTCCGGTGACGCGGAGGGGGAGTTCGAGTGCGCTGGACTGCTGCGACATGCTGCCTCCCTCCTAGACGTTCAGGGTGCCCCTAGATATTCAGGGTGTTCGTCGCGTCGATGTTGTCGATCACGAACGAGCTGCGGCGCTCGGAGAAGCACAGCTCCGTGCGGTGGAAGATGTAGCCGGCGCGCACGTCCTGATCGTACGCATCACGCCAGCCCTTGAAGCTGAAGTTGCGCGACGGGTGGACGTAGAGGCTGACCGCCCGCTCGTCGATACCGTAGATCTTCTCGATCTTCGAGCTGTTGTGCGGCGCCCGCTCGTCGACCACCCACGGCATGTTGCGGAACATCAGGTTCGTGAACCCGGCCTTCGCCAGATCCGAACCCTGCTGCGGCCGGTCATAGCGCTCGTTCTTCGCCAGCGCGTTGTGGAAGTCGGTCCACGCGCCCCAGTTGGAGACGAGCAGCGTCGGCTGCTTGCCGGAGCGGAAGCCGGTCTTGGCGCAGATCGCGGGGAGCGGGCCCCACGAACCACCGCCACCGGTCGTGCTCTTGGGCGGGAACAGCGTCGAGTCGGCCGCGAGGCTGCCGGTCGCGTACGCCGTGTGGTCAGCGTTGTGCTGCCACCAGCCGTTCGGGTCCGTGAGCGGCGACTGGTTGCCGGCGGTGATGCCGCCGTAGGTCGTCGCCGTGGTGCCGTCGATGTTGTCGGAGAGCGCGATGCCGAGCCCGCCGACCGCCTTGGCGTTGGTGCCGGTGTTGAACAGCGCCGTGCCCACGAGATCCGTCATCGTGTTCTGGGCGATCGTCATCTTCGAGTCGACCAGATTCAGGACGGATTGCGGGCCACGGACCGCCAACTCCTCGTCCGAGTCGATGGCGAGCGTGACCTCCGCGTTCTTCGCGAAGTAGTTCGCCGCCTTGATCGGGTTGCGGACGGTGGTATCGAACTTGTCCGAGCCCGAGTACCACGTTCCGCCGCCGCCCTCGGGCGCGAAGCTCAAGGGCACGACGAGGACCGGTCCCCCCTCCCAGTTCTTCTGCCGATTCTTCCAGCGGGAGAGCAGGGCGTTCGAGAGGAAGAACTGGTCCTGCAGCTTGGGGATGTGGAGATTTCGCGCGAGCGAACTCACCATGTCCCAGCTGACTGTGTAAGCCATCTGCGTGCTCTCCTTCCGTGGAGATGCGCGTCATCCCTGACGCGCACGCGGGGCAGCGCGGGATCGGAGTACCGCGCTACGAGAACTTTCCGAGTTGAGCGGCGAGGCCGCTCCGCATCACATGCTGGTTGACGTCTTCGAAGTCGCCGAAGCGCTCCGCCTTGTGCTTGAACGGCTTGGGTGCCCCGGGACCATTGGCCGCGGGGGCCCGCAGCGCGCCTGTCTCCGGGGCGTCGGGTGCCTTGGGGGCCACCGGCGGCGCGGAGCGTGCGCGTTGTTCGATGCCGGGGAAGCGGGTCATCGCCGCCTCCTCGAAGGTGTAGCCGGAGTCGGCGAGCGCGGGGTCGGCCTTGAGCTTCGCCGCCATGTACTGGGTCGTCGCCTTGACCTCGGGGCCCGTCATCTTGAGCTTGCCGATGGTGGAGTTGATCGAGTGCTCGAGCCGGTCGATGACCTGCGTCTTCGTCACCTCACCCTGCTTCTGCTTGAGCGCCGCGTTCTCTTCCTTCAGCGCCGCGACCTCGCGCGCGAGCTTCCGCTCAGAGTCGGGAACATCACCCGCCTCCTCTTCGCGCATGGCCTCGACGGTCTTGCGCACCGCGCGCTCGGCGCTGCGCTCGACCATGGCGTTGATCTCGTCGGCGGTGAGGAGCTGGTTGCCGTCCTCGTCCTCGACGTCGAACTCCTCGTCCGCGTCATCGTCCGCGGGCGGCTCATCGGCGGGCTTGTCCTCGACCGGTGGCTTCTCTTCGACGGGCGGCTTCTCCTCGACCACGGCCGCAGCCGCCTGTTCGTCGTCGGAGGTGAAGTTGCCGAGCGAGGCCATGTCGATCGTCTCTTCCGTGACCGGAGTCTCGGGCTTGGTCATGTCAGTACCCCTGTCCTGCGTATTCGGCTCCCGGCGCCGGGCCCTCGCCCTGCGCGTCCTCGGAGTCCGCGGTCTGGCCGAAGGGCTCCGCTTCGTTGCCCGGCATCTGCATCCCGCCGCCCTGCTGCTGTGCCGTGCGCGCCAGCGCGATCGACTGCAGCACCGACATCAGGCGCTGGACCTCGCCGCGCTCGGTGTCGTCGACGTCGCCGTCGCGACCGATGATCGCGATCACCGCATCAATTGCCTCGGTCAGCGTCTGCTGGCGCTGGTCGGGGCCGGGGTCGGTGTAGTAGGGCGCCGGGCGGTCGAGCGATGCGCTCACTTGCTGAAGCCCTTCTGGGCGAAGCGCGGCTGCCCGCCCTTGCGCTTGCTCTTGGACATCGCCTTACGCTGGGCTCGCGCAGCCGGTCGCGCGCCCGCGGTGTAGAGCGACTGCGCCGCCTGTCGAGCCACGCCTGCCTTCGGTGGAAGCGCCATTCCCTTGCTCGCCTCGTTGAACTCGTGGACTTTTGCGGCGCCCATCGCCGCGATCCCAGAGGGAGAGTTGCCCCAGCGCCGCTGCTTGTCAGACGTCCAAGGCATCCCTGCCTCCATGCTTCGACGCTGACCATCGACTCACGGAACGCGATCGAACTCAAGCATTCGCCGGCTGGGGCGACCCCTTGCCGTTCTTGGACCCACCGTTCTGCGCCGCGGCGGCGTTCCGGGCGATCAACTGCTGGGCGGCCAGCCGCTGCATGATCGTGGGGATGTTGGGGACGTCGAAGGCCTCGAGTGCCGTCTGCTGGTCGATCAGCCCGGTCTGCGCGAGCTGCAGGTACTTATCCTCGTTCGCCGCCCGGCCGAGGAGCGTGCCCGAGCCCTTGGCGAACCGGATGTCGTACTCGTAGCGGAGCCACGCCGGGTCGATCGAGTCCTGCTCTCCGTTCCGGGCCCGGAAGTAGATGGGCTGCTTACACTTCTTGCCCGTCGCCACCATCATCTTCTTCAGCAGCCGCGTGTACTCGATGAACGCCGGGCCCTCCTTGCCGCGGATGCGGGTCTGGGCCGCCTCCTGAAGATTCCTGATCGCCGAGGCCGCCTCGATCCCCTCGGGGCGCCGGCCCTGAGACACGTCCTGCACGCCCGACACCTTGTCGACGTCCAGCGCCTCCATGTTGAGGAGCGTGAACTGCTGCGCCGCCGCACCGCCGAACTCGAGCCACTGGATCGAGGAGCCACGGACCTTCTTCAGCACGTCGCCGGGCTCGACTGCACGCTGGTCGATGTCGACGCCGGAGTCCGAGTCCGCCAAGAGGATCGGCACCGCCTCGAACTCGAGCGAGCGGTTCAGGAGGTTATAGCGGCGGTTGATCGAGCGGTTGATGGGGATGATGTGATCCATCTCCCCGGGGCAGTAGAAGCGGCCGGCCTGCGCGTAGTCGCGGCCGATCTCGATGGGTGCTCCGAGGAAACAGGCATCCACGGCGTGCGGCTTCAAGAGCGCGCCGCTCGCGGTGACGGGGATACACACCCACCCTGACTCGGAGCACGGTTCGTTGCGGACGTAGTTCTTCGCCGTCGGCGCGTAGGTGAAGGTCAGCTCACCCTGCTGCTGGCTGGCGATCTGCCCGCTGTAGTGGACGGGGATCCGGCGACGATCGCGCACGAACATCTGCAGCGTGAACGTCGTCCCCGTGTCCTGCATGCGGCCTTCCTCCGGGGTCACGAGCGGCTGGCCGCCGAACTCGGAGTTGTCGGACGTCATCCCCGAGTAGAGCGGGCCCTCGAGCCCGAAGTGGCCGCCCATGATGCCGTCCAGTGAGTCGTAGCCGCCGCCGGCCGAGAACGCGTCGTAGTACGGGCGCTCGAGCGCGTCGTAGGCAGGGCTCGCGATGTTGTCGGCGAAGATCTCCTCGGCGCACTCGGGGTAGTGCTCGCGCAACCACGCGGTCGGCACCGGGGACGCGAGGAAGAACCACTCCATCTCGTCTTCGTGTCGCGCGTACGGATCCTTGTAGAAGTCGAACACGCTCCACGGCTTGGGCCAGCACATTCCGGTCGCGGGATCCACGACCAGCAGGTGGACGCACCAGCCGTACTTCAACTTCTCGCGCGTGTTCAGGTGGTGGTTCAGGTCGAACTCGGTCGTGTCCATCAGCCAGCAGGCGTACTCCTGCAGCTTCGAGGCGACGTCGGGCGTGTACTGCCGGCGCATCACCACCTCGGGGCGCGGTGTCTGCTCCGTCATCACCGGGTGGACCGTCTCGACCGTGGAGAAGCACAGGTTCGTGACCTTCATCTCGCGATTCATCTGCGGGTCGAGGAAGTGGAACCCGGAGTAGTACATCTCGAGCGTCTTCAGCCGCTCCGTCTCCGGCTTCTTCGCCGCGTACGCCGCACGGAAGCAGCGGAACACCCAGCCCTTGAAGTCCTCCTCGGTCATGCCGCAGAGGAGGTCTTGGTCGAACACGATGCGGTGGTCGGCGACGAAGTGGCTCCCGGGCGGGATACCGTTCGCGCCATTCCCCGGGACCGTGAACAGGTCGACCATCGAGCTGGTGTTGCCGAGCGGCATCAGTCGTCGCCCTCCTTGGCGCGCGAGAACTCGATCTTGACGCCCGAGGGCCGGCCGTCGGCGCCCTTGGGCTCGAACGTGCTCTGCCCGGAGTCGATCGCCTCACGCGTCTCGCGGTGGTGCTTCATCTTCCGCTCGACATCACGCGGCGCGAGCCGGTCGAGCCCGTGGCCCTTCACGACCACGTCAGTGGCGCCGGTCTTCGCCTGCAGCGCCTTCATCTCCGCCAGCGAGCGCACGCGCTTGCCGAATGCGGTGTTGTAGTGCGGGACGAAGTCGCTCTCGGAGGTCGAGAACCCGGACTGCCGCATGTAGCCGAGCGGCTTGACGAAGAAGTGCTCCCAGCGCGCGGGCCGGACGGGACGTAGCATCTGGTCGATGCCCCCGGGTCCGGGGTCCGATGCAGCCTCGCAGCAGGTGCCGTTGTTCGGCGCGTTCCCCGTCGGCCTCTCCTTCTGCCAGCGCCGGTCGAGCGATGCCAGCCGGCCGCAGTGGACGCAGATCGACTCCCACACGTCTCCTTGTCGCATCAGGCCTCCTCGGGTACGAGCTTGTGGGTGGCGAGCAGGTCGTCGACCGGTTGCTCCCGCTCCAGCACGACCACGGTGTAGTGGGTGCTGGTGCCGTTGGCGTCGCGGATCTCGACCTTTCCGCGCTCGAGATCCTGCTTGGTCAGCGAGATCACGCGGCCATCCTCGGGCCCCTTCCAGAAGTAGCCGATCGCCCTCACTGGAATCCGCCGTGGACCGTGGCGGTCGCCGGGTTCGGCGTCTCGCCCTTCCCGGTGATCGCGGCGCGGATCGCCTGCCACACACGGTTCGCCAGCTCGCCTGCGCCACCGATCGCATCGGCGCACTCGGCGTGGGCGTGGTACGGAGTGAAGGCGGGCGAGGCGACGGTGACGAAGTTCAGCCTCGCGATCGCCTTCCCGCAGAGGAAGCACACCGCCTTGGCGATCGAGAGCCGCTCGTCCAGCGAGGCCACGTCCGCTTCGTGCTTGTCGATCGCGTCCATGCGATCCCCCGTCAGCGGTAGCCGCCGAGCCCGGAGCGCTTGCGCGACTCCTGCCGGCGGTCGTCCATCCGGTCCATCGCCTCGATCTCGTCCATCGTCATCTGGAAGAGGTCGGGCTCCTCCTCCCGAAGCCCCATGTTCCGGCGCCTCAGGTTGTCGCGATAGAGGGTAATGGCTTTCCCCACCGTTGCAAGCGGCAGTGGCTGGAGCGTGCCCTCGAACGTGCCCATGTGGGCGTAGAGCGGCAGGCAGAACGCGGTCACGCCGTCGCTGTAGCCGTTCTTCGGGTGATCGGGCCGGTGGGAGTCGTCGTAGAACATCTCCGACATCTCCTTGATGATGTTCGGGTCAAGGAGCTTGCCGGAGTGCTCGCGGACGTAGCGGCGGCCGACGTTGAACAGGCTGTTGCGGTTGCTCTCCGCGGTCCAGAACCCGGGCTTGTCGCTGACCTTGCCGGCGACCGACTCCTCGTTCACGCGCCGGAACCAGATGTGCGGGTACTTCAAGCGCTTGATCAGCTCGTCGAAGAACAGCACGCCGTGGTTGTTGGCCTCGCCGATCACGAGCGAGAGGTTGTACCACCAGCCCACCTTCGCCACCTCGGCCGCGAGCCGGTCAGGGTGGAGCTTGGCGTAGAACACGGCGTCGTAGTCGAGCGTGTGGCGGTTGAAGACGGTGATCGGGGTGTAGTCGCCGTTCGGCTCGCCGCTCGCAGTGTCGACGCCGACGATGTAGAGGTGGCGCGCCTGCGGCGGCCGGTAGATCCGCCAGCGCCCGCGGGTGACCGCGCGCACGACCAGCGACTTCTTGTCGTTCGCGACCGGCTCCAGCTCGGACTCGGGCGGGAGCGCCCCCGTCGAGGCGCCGTCCGCGCGCAGCCGCTTCGCCACCTCCAAGTCTTCCAGATAGCGGTCGATGCCCAGATCGAACACCGGGCTGCCCGAGGCGAGGAAGCAGCTCTGCGGGTCGCTCGCGCACTCCTGATCCATCTTCCGCTGGTCGCCGTTGAACGTGTTCTCGCGCGTCCACACGTACCACGCCACCTGCTCCAAGGTGAGCGAGTGCTTGCGCTTCATCTCCGCGTCGCGCGGCGAGAGCGAACCTTCCGCGAACCATGGCTTCATCGTCGCGGTCGGATCGTCGAACCATGGGCTGAAGAACGGGATCCAGTCGTTCCGCCCGGCGACCGCGTTCACCCACAGGTTGTGGAAGTAGTTGCCGATGCCGTTGGGGGTCGACTCGGCGACGATCAGCGACTGCGGGTGCTTTGGCGCGGTCATCAGGATCGCGTCCATCAGCTTCTCCGGGTTGTCGATGAACGCCAGCTCGGAGATGTGGAGGTACTGGGCGGTGTAGCCGCGCGCCTCGCCCGCGGTGACGACCTGCATGCGCGAGCCGTTGTGCGAGAAGTGGATCAGCTTCTTGGTCGCGTACTTCCGCGGCGGCTTCATCCCCGGCGGCAGCTCGTCGTAGAAGAGCTGGCTCATCTTGAAGATCGCATCCGAGCTGTCGGCGGAGTGCGCCACCACGAGCGCCTGCTTGAAGCTCCCCAAGTGGCACTCACGGAACAGCTCCGACTCGACCATCGTCGAGGCGCCCACGCGCCGGGACTTCAAGATGATGATGCGCGGCGGCCGGCCGCGGCGGCGCTCCAAGTCGATCGCGGCGGCCAAGCGCTTCTGCTCGGGCTTGAACACCAATGGCATCGGGTCGCCGCCCTCGAAGGGGACGATCTTCAGGCAGTGCTCGCAGTACTCCTCGCGGTGTTCGTAGAGGTACTTCGCGTCGACCTTGACCGAGGTCACAGCCGGCCCGTCAGCGACTGGTTCCTGCCGTGCTGGCGTTGTTCGACCGGGCAGCCGGCGGCGGCCAAGATCTTCAGCTGGTTCTCGGAGAACGGGTTCGGCCCGATGACGATGCACATCATGACCCCGAGCGTCGTCTCGGTGACATCGTCGCAGCTGTAGGCCTGTAGCCCGCGCGCGCGTCCCGCCATCGCCAAGTCGTCGGCGAGCCCGTTCTTCGCGCACCACACCGCGACCAAGGCGTCGCGCGGGAGCCCGGTGATGTAACTCCGCGCGTGGCTCTCGCCGGTCGTGCCGGCTTTCGTGACCACCAGCCCGACCGAGAAGTTCGGCAGCGGCGCGCGCGCCTCCAGCTCGACGTTCAATCGACCTCCGGCCACAGGAATCGTGTGCCGGTCATCTTCTCGAACCGCCGCATCCACTCCGCCTGATCGTCGCGCTTCGAGTTCAGGGCGTTGTCCAAGATCGCGCGCTTGATCTCGGGGATGTAGAGCCGCATCGGCCCCTGCTCACGCGCGAGCACCTGCTGGAACCCGGGCTCGGCGCGGAACTTCTCGAGTTCGCCGGCCGTGACCCCCAGCGCCGACGCCAGTTCGGACTCGGTCTTGAACCTCCGGTCCTTGGGTTCCGATGCGAGCCAGACTACGTAGGCACGGCGAGTGCGCTCCTGCGGTTCTCGATCGCTGCGGGTGGGGGGCCCGGCCGGCCACTGGACCTCGGCTCCTGCAGCCCTTCCTCCGGCTCCTCCGCCGGCTCGGTCCGCTTCCGCTGGATCGACGGCGCCCCCGGCGGCACCTCCCCCACCTGCATCGCTCGCTCCAGCACCGTCCGGCTCGCCGCCCGCTGCATCAGCACGAGGTTCCCCACCGACAGGTTGAGCTTGTCCGTTGTCGTCGCCAGCTCGCCCACCTGCTTCGCCATCTCCGAGAGCGACCGGTCCCTCGAGATCTGCACCTCGTCGCTCGCGATCTGGTGGATCGAGAGCGCCAGCACGTCCTTCGAGTACTGCTGCAGGGATGCGGATTGAGCCTGTGTAGACCGGCTGTTGAGCCACACCGCGGTCAGCGCGACCATCGCGCCGACGACCATCCCGATCACGAGTTCCACGCGACACCCCCGTCATGCCTCGGCCTCATCGGCGAGTTCCTCCGCCCGCTGGCGCGCCAGCTCGGCTTGGATGGCTGCCTCCTGTGCCGCTTCCGCAGCGCGCACGGCGGCCTCCTTCTTCCGCTCCTTGACCTCGGTCGCACTCCAGCGCTCTTGGAAGCAGTACATGCAGACGCCGAGCTGGCCCTTGGTGATGCGCTCGCCCGTCGCACCGTCCACGAGCGGCACCTTGTTGCCGTGGCCGTGCTGGGCGCCCGGGCCTCGCCCGGGCGTGATGCAGATGCCGTAGCCGTCTTCCGCCTCGGAGTCGACTCGACCGGGGCGCTCGCCGGTCGCCACCTCGCTGTGCTTGACGTTCGCCGCGATGCCCCAGATCTCCTGCATCTGCGTCATCTTGCTGACACCTGCGGCCGCCGCGATGGCGCCCTCGGCCAGCTGCTCCTTGGTCAGGAGCCCGCGCTCGTTCTCGGACTTAGGGTTCGTCATAGGCCGGAGACGTAGACGTTGGCGACGCCGATGGCGAAGCGGTTCGCGGTCGCATCCGCGCCGCTCGACACCTGCACCTGCGGCGCGAGGAAGACCGTGTTTCGGTAGGCGTCGCCGAAGATCGCGAGCTGTCGACTCGAGTCGCCCGTGTTGATCGAGGTGAGCACGGCGCGGACCTGACACGTCTCGCCCGCGGCCTCGAAGTTCCCCGGCTGGCTCATCTCGAAGCGGAACGCCTGCCCCGCGGCGAGCGTGAACGTGGTGAAGTCGATGAACGTGCCATTGACGCCGTTCTTGCGCGCGGCGAGTTTCAGCACGTTGGCGCCCATCGTGGTGTCGTGCCAGAGGCCGATGACGTCCGTGGCGCTGAACACGTCGTTTACGACCTGACCCGTGTTGCTGTTGCACATGCCGACGAAGAGCCGGCCGGAGTTCGCGAACCACGTCTCGATCCTGAACGTGGCGGCGAAGTACCAGCCGCCCAAGCCGATCGCGTTGCCGGCCCAGAACTGGAGATCCGAGGCGTCGTTGCAGCGGAGGCCGACGTCGGTGTTGGCGGCCGCGTTCGCCCACATCGTGCAGCGGAGCTGGGTCGCGGCGTTGGTGTTGGCCGGGGCCGGATGGGTGACGGTGCCCTGCCCCGTCCACTTGGCGCCCATCGACGAGCCGTCCGCCGAGGCGTTCGGCGCCCACCACGTCCCGAAGTGGCGATGGAGCCCGCGCTGGTGGCGGGTGAGGATCACGCCGGCGTTGGTCATGTCCAGTACCCGCGGTGCTCGATGTAGTTGTTGTTGCCGCCCTTCGAGTCGAACCCGCCGCCATCCTCGATCTCGACGTTCGAGCAGTTGTGCGCGACCGTGATCACCGGGACCGTGCGGCCGGGGTTGAAGCCGCTGAAACGGTTCCGCGCGACCGTGCCCTTGTGGCAGTTGTCGATCAGGAACCCGCGAGCGCTCACGGGCTGGGTGAAGGGCGTCGGGAAGTCGGGCGGCGCCCCGCCCGCACCGCTGTTGGCGATCACGACGTTACAGTCGGTGATCTTGAACGGGTTACAGTTGCTGCCGATGTCGAGCAGGTTCGATACCGGGTGGTAGTTGTCGTGCTCGAAGTCGACGCCCTCGACGACCAAGTTGGTGACGCTTCGCGCGTAGTATCCGCCGAGCCCGTTCGACTCGATGTTCCCGCCGTGGAGCGAGGGCGCCATGATGCCGCCGCCGACGATCTCGCAGCCGTAGCGCGTGTTGCCGTTGAACGTACAGCCGTAGAAGTGGTTGACGTTCGTGCTCTTGGCGCCGGTCGGGTCGGTCGTGTCCATGAACAGGCCGCTCCCGGTGCCGAAGAGGAACAGCGAGTTCCTGATGTCGCCGACGATCGCGCCATCCAGCTCGAGGCAGTTGACCGGCCCGTCGCCCGCGCCCTCGAAGCTCGCGCCGACACGGACCCGGTTCAGCCGGTTTCGCGGCGACCCGGTGACGCCGACGCCACCGATCGTTCCCGAAAGTCGGATGCCATAGCCCTGACCGGTGCCCATGACCCAGAGGTTGTTGAGCGAGCAGTAGCCGAGCGTGCAGAGGACGGAACCATGGATCACGGTCCCGTCCCCGTGGCCGCGGATCTCGACGAACTGGTTCGAGACGGTCAGGTTGCCGTAGAAGTGGCCGCGGGGGAGCTGGAGGATGCCGCCGGCCGAGTTGCCGTCGGTGGGGCCCAAGTCGTCCAAGTAGTTCTGGAGGAGCCCGCTCTCAGCCCTCGAGACGGTGGTGGGCGGGAAGAAGGTCAGCGGTCCGCTGCTCACCTACCGGAGTCTCCACGTACCCTCGTTCACCCCGGTGTCGTCACGGTCGACCATGAACTGGGCGGTCGAGTGCCCCGAGGGAGCGATCACCATCAGGGTGGCCTTCGCCTGCCCGACGAGCCTCGCGATCCAGCCGGTCAGCTCGGCGTCCGCCTGACCATAGCCATGGAAGACGACCTGATCGCCGACCTTGGCGAGCTTGGGCGCCGCTGGCTTCTGTGCCTGAGCGCTCCCTTGCGTCCCTGCGTTCACGTCACCCCCAAGGCTCGGTGTTCGCTTCGCTCACCCCGTCCAGTAGTAGAACCTACTGCTCTACGCGGGTCCCTTCCCGCGCTCGCCTAAAGGCGAGGATTGTATGCAGCGTCGCGCGGCGTCAAGGAGAATCGCGTATCCCACATCGGTGCAACACCCGGTTCGCTCGCTCGCGCACAGAAGTTATCCACATCGTGGTTGTGAAGAATGTGGATAACTCTGGAGCGCGCTGCGTGGCTTACGGTTGCAGTGCGTCCACCATCGCGGTCGAGGGCGCGAGCTGCACCACGGAGCCGTTGAACGGCGAGAGCTGGCCGCGGGTCGAGTTGTCGATGCCGACGGGGGTGGTGATGTAGCTCCAGTTCAGGCCCCGCCACGTCACCCCGCGCGAGCCATTCAAGTAGTTGAGCATGATCGAGTTGGCGAAGAACGTGGTGCCGCCCTGCACGCAGGCGTAGCCCAGCACGTCGCCGCCGTAGCAGGCGGAGAGGCAGAGTCCGGTCTTGGTCGCGGCCACGTTGGTCGGCAGTGTTTCGACGTCCAAGCAGACGACCGAGAAGGCGCCGCAGCTCTTGAGGAGCACCTGAGCATCGGTGTCGACCGCCGTGCCGTTGCTGCTGTTGCAGCCGGTGACGCGGTTCGAGTAGAGCATCGGCGCGGTGCAGAAGTCCAAGCGGATGCCGGCCTTCCGGCTGCCGGTGGCGCTCAGGCCCTCGAGCCGGATCGCGGTGCCGGTGTGGGCGGCGTCGGCCCCCGCGAGCCGCAGCCCCTCGCGGAGCTTGCCGGAGAAGCCGCAGCGCTGGACGGCCACCAGCGTCAGGGTGGTCGAGGCGGTGCCGTCCCACGCGATCCCGTCGAGCACGTTCGAGGGGTTGGCGACGGTGGTCGAGAAGCCGAGATCGCGGATCGAGATGTTGGAGAGGCTGCCGCCGGCGGTCGAGATCTTCAGGCAGTTGACGGCGTTGTCGGCGGTGATCCTGACGACCGAGTTGCTGGGCCCCTCGCCGACGATGGTGATGTCGCCGCGGGAGAGGGTGATGTCGTCGGCGCCGTCGTAGTTCCCCTTCGGCACCTCGATGACGTCGTAGAGGCCGCCCTCGATCGCGCTCTTCAGGTCCGCGCGATCGCCATCGACCACGGTGTAGGTCGCCACCGCACCTCCATGTGCGAGGGAGATTTTGGGGCCCTCCGCCCGACGGTGCCAGATCCGGCCGCACGAGAATCTGTCGTCGGATAAGTCGGGCCCCGGTGGATGACGCTCACACGCGCGAGGCTCTACGTCAATCAACTACACTCAGCCGGCGCTCACCTCGTTGCGCTGCATGCGGTGGGACAGCGCGAGCCGGACGAGTTCCCACACCAGCTCGCGGGTCGACGCGAGGCCGCGCTCGATCCCGCGGCCGTCGGTGGCATCGACGACCCAGCTCCACAGTCCTCCGCGGCCCTCGATGAGCAAGACGTACTCGACCATGCGCCCGAGTTTCTCCATCGGTCCCATGCCTAGAGCCCTGACCAGCCGCGCCTGCGGCGCGAGGGCGGCTTCGGGGGCTCTGGCTTTCGCTCCGGCCAGAAGATGAGGGTCATGAACACGAGCGCCATGACTCCCAGAGCCGTGATCACGATCCATCCGGCAGTGCTCACCGATCAGTGGCAGCGGTGCTGCGGGCTTGAGAACGGGAACGCGCCCGCGAGAAGCGCCAGCCACACGACCAGCACGGCGTTCGTCCAGTCCATCGGCTCCTCCGTGAGTGGGGCGGCCCCGCCGCTTCGACTCTCCTGACGCTCTAAGAGCGCGACCGCCCCGGGCCCGAGGCTATCACGTCTCGCCGTCGGCGTGTTCTACCGGATGCGCCGCCCCCGGTTCAGCATGATGCCGTGGGACACGGGGTCGCTGCTTGTGTTGAACCTCTCCGGCAAGGGCATCACCTCCATCTTGGGACCACGTCCTGCCAGACGTAGCGGCCGCCCTCGTGGACGTAGCCCCCGAACGCGGTCGCGGTGGTCTGCGCCGGGAGGTAGATGCCGCCGACCGTGACACCCTCGGCCACCGGCATGCGGATCACGTCGGGGAGCACGTCGTCCGGCATGAACATGAACCCGCGCTCGAGCCCCGGCTCTCCGTTTCGCAGGCTCAGGGGGCCGCCCTCCATCAGCACGATCTGCATCGGCCTCGCCATCACTCGTAGGTCCGGGCGACCGGTGGCTTCGACACCACGGCGTCGTGTTCGGCGACGAGGCGTCGCATCTCCTCGATCGGGATGACCCAGCCGCCCTCGCCCTCGAAGTTGAGCCCCACGCCGACGGCGCCGCCGCAGCACGACGCCGGCCAGTAGTACAGGCGCTTGGTCTGCCCGTGGACCTTCACCTCTCCAGCCTCGCCCGGGTCGGTGCTCTGGTTCGGAGGCGGAAGGCGAGCGACCCGGCTCTCGCTGCGGTTGATGATCGACGGCCACCCCGGATCATCGAGGCTCACGCGATCGACTCGTGGATGCCGCGGGCGTGGTCGCGGCAGCTGTCGAGCGCCTGCTCGAGCGCTTCCAGCTCGAAGACGACGTGTGACGTCTCGGCTGCGGGGATCGCGGGCGGCAGCTTCTCGACGTGCGGGTTCACGAACCCGAAGGTGACGCGCAGCTCCTGATCCAAGTTCTGCGCCTTGTTGAGGATCCGGGTCACGCGCTCGGAGATGCTCTTCTCCTTCGCCGGCTCCGAGTTCCCCGCGATCCCGCGAGCGCTCACCAGATCCTTGAGCCCACCCACCCCAGCGTCCCTCATGTACGCCATCTGCAATCCTCCTTCGAAGGTTTCGGGGCGGCTGGAACCGGGGATGGAGATCGTCAGACCGGTATCCCCACCAGAACGACCTCCTGACGCCGCCCCCGCAGGGCACACTACTCCAGCGACGAGGCTCGAGTCACTGGCAGATGGCGCAGGGTGATGGATACCGCCATCGCAGGGGACCTCCGCACCGGAGTCCCGCAGGTGGGGTCGCCCGCGCGCGGTCCTCGGAGGCACGGGCGCACGGGCATCGCCGCGGCGGGCGGGCGGCGGGGCGAGCTGGGCGGGCGTCGCGGCGCACGGAGGCGGATGGGGCGGCGGGCCTACTCCCGTGGTCGCTCCCGGGCGGCTGGGGTTCGCCGGGCTCGAGCTGCCGGAGCTGGGCGCGCGCGCGTGCGGGGATGCTCGGGAGTGCGGCGTCGGGCTCGAGCTGGGCGTCTCGGTTCCGAGGCGCCGCGCGCGACACTGCGGGCCTTGCCGCTACCCTGTCAAGCATGGTGTCGCGCTTCACCTTGCCGGAGGGGTTTCGCGTTCTCCCGTGGGCGAGCCTTGTCATTCCTGACACGGTTCGCGCCTTGCCGCGGAAGTCGCGCATTGACTCTTGTATTGACTTCGCGTGCGCGGTGGCCGATACTGTGCCCGGGCCCGCATGCCGCGGTCCCGAAAAAGCCGGAGGGTCAGATGCCAAACTACCTCGTCACTTACACCGCGTTCGTCGAGGCCGACAGTGAAGAGCAGGCCTGCGCGAACATGCTGGACAGCGTCGACTTCGAAACCTATGCCGAGTTGGCTGAGGACGTGGAAGAGGGCGAGCCGAAAGCCGAGGCGTTCGACCGGCTCGCGCGTGAGGTCGTGCTCGCGCGGGCCGGTCGCGAGCAGGCCGACCTTGACGTGGAGCGGGCCCGCGAGGCCTCGAGGCGCGCGTACGCTCGCGCGCTGCTCGCGGAGCGCGCGTTTCGGGAGTATCAGCCCGAGGCGACGACCGCCCATAATGACGCGCTCGGCCGCGCGTACGCGTGGAAGGCCGCGCAGGGGCCCGGGGACAGCGTCCAGTGACCGCGCCCAAGGTTCTAGTCGTGGAGCGCTCCGACAACCGGAAAACGGGGGACATCTTCCAATCCTACTCCGATCGGTCAACCTGTCCCGATGCCTGCCCATTGAAGCCCCGCCCGGAAGTCCCGGGCGGGCCGGCCGTGCAGCGCGGGTGCTACGCCGAGGCCGGCCGCACGGCGTTAGCGTGGAACCGCGCCACGGCGCCATGGGAATACCTACTTGGGAAGGTCCGCCGGCTCGCTCCGGGCACACTGTGGCGCCATAACGTGGGCGGTGACCTGCCCGGGCGCGGCAACCGTATCGACACCTGTCAGCGAACACGTTGCCCGAGGCGGACGCGAAGGCGGACGCGCAGTGCGGGCCCGTGGTCGTGCTGGTCCCGATCGGCTCGCCTGACAAGCTACTGACGCCCGCGGGCCGCACGGTTCAAGTCTGCCCAGCCGAGACGGCCGCCAAGCTCACGTGCGCGCAGTGTGGCGCGTGCGCCGCGGCTGGCCGGCGGGCGATCATCGGGTTTCCAGCGCACGGAGCGACCGCGCGCAAGGCCGATGCCATCGCAAGGGGGGAATGACATGCCGGAGCTGATCACGTCCGGGGAGCTGCGGGAGCTGTTCGCCCGCGTCCGCTCCCTTGAGGACCGGGCTTGCGTGCTCGAGCGCAGGCTCGGCCACGCAACGGAAGGCCTGCGGGCGGTCGTCGCCCGCGGGCGGGTGTATCAGGACAACGCGCACAAGGGCGAGGCCGAGCTGGCCGCGTACACCGCGGCGTCCAACCTGCGCGCCATCGCCTTGAACGCGCTCGAGCGGGCCCGCGTATGATCGGCGCCCGCTTGATTCTCTGGCCGCGGTCGTGGGGGCAGGCGTTTGCCTTCCACCGGTTCCGGGACGGGAGCCTGTCGCTCCAAGTCCGCGGCGTCACGTTCTACGTGGGCACCTTGGGCGACGGCTCGCATCCGTTCGGGGTTGTGGACCTGCGTCGGGAGCCTACGATTCTCGGCCTCAAGGTGAGGCATTGACACGGCGCCACGCCGGTCATACATTGAACGCGGGTTCGGGATCCACCCGGGCCCGCGTTTCAAGTTTCGAGTCGGAGGGTCATGTCATGAGCGAAGCCAAGTTGATGATGCACGCGGGCGGATGGGAAGCGACCGAGGAGCGGGCACCATGGGCGACGCCGTCCGCGCCGCCCGCTCTGCGGCCGCGGCTGCGAAGGGGGTGGCGCCATGATGCGCGTCCTGTCCGCCGCGGGCCTGTTCGCGCTGGTGTGCGCGCTCGCCGTCGTGCTGGCCGCGTTCCTCGAGGAGCTGCGCGACATCGGGCGAGGTGGCAAGTGGTGATCGAGCCCGAGGAGAAGCGCCTGCCGCTGGGGTTGTGGCTGCTCGCGATCGTGGCCTACGCCGCGGTCGTGGCGTTCCTGCTGTGGGCTGCGCTGGCGTTCGGCGCATACATGGAGACGAACTACTGATGCAACGGACTTACAAGTGCGGGTGGTGCGGCATGGCGTTCGAGCCCACGATGCGGCAGCGCGGAGCCCGCCTGCGCGGGCATAAGGTGTACTGCACGCGCCAGTGCCGCCTCTTCGGGAGTGCCGCGATCATGCGGCGCTGGTGGCGCTCGCCCAAGGGCCGGCGTTACGCTCGCGAGCGGCGGGCGAAAATCACGCATTGACAAGTGTGATATAATGGTTCTGCTCGCGGCATGGTGTCGCGGGCGGATGCTGGAGGGTCAATATGGAAAAGCTCACGCTGGAGACGATCACGGCCGAGGACATCTGCGCGAAGCTGATGCCCACCGTCTGGCCGTACACGAAGCCCAACGACCGCGAGCGGGAGCGCTGGCTGCATGAGGCGCAGCGGTACCTCGACACCATCCGCCAGCTGGTCGACACGGTGCGCCAGTGATCCGCCTCGTGAAGCCGGTGCGCCGTCAGGTCACGCTCGCGCGCGGGGAGTTCGTCGTCACGCTTGAGCCCGGCTGGATCACGTTTCGCCCCAAGGGGACGTGGCGGAGCCGGCAGCTCGAGCTGCCGCTGGACTCGGCGCTGTTCCATGCGGGCGAGCGGAAGGCGCTCGAGCGGCGCGCGGTCCGGCGCAAGCGGGGGGTGGCATGACCAGACGCCTGCCGCACCGCGAGAGCATCATCGCCCTGCAGGCCGCCATCGGGCCCAGCCCCCGTGCCTGCGGCTGGTTCGTCAAGTACAAGACGTGGTGCCTCGGCTACCGCGAGGGACAGGCGTGCGTGGAACTGGCGCGCGGGGACGCCGACAAGGCCGCGCGCACGCTCAAGGCAGCCATCCGAGAATGGCGGGCCCGGGCCCGCGTGGTCGCGGCGGGCTGGTGACCACGCTCGTCGTGCTCGATGGCACGAACCTCGCCCGCCGGGCTTTCCATGCCGGCGGGCGGGTGCTCGTCGTCCCGACCGCCGAGCGCGTCAAGCGCCTGATCCCTGACGCCAAGGTGGTCGCGGCGTGGGACAGCCCCGGGCCCGGGTGGCGCCACCGCCTGTGGCCGGACTACAAGGCCCACCGGGGCCACGACCCCGAGGCCATGCAGGCGGTCAAGGACGAGCAGGCCCGGGCGCGCGCCGCGGGCATCCCCGGGCGCGTGGCGACCGACTTCGAGGCGGACGACGTGGCCGCCACCCTGATCGCCCACTGGGAGGGCGATGCTGCGTTCGTGAGCGCCGACAAGGACTGGAGCCAGCTGCTGGACTACGGGGCCCGCTGGTTCGTGCCCGCGCCCGGTGGGCTCGAGGAGCGCGACGCGACGTGGCTCTGGGACCGCTACGGGGTCACGCCCGGGGCGTGGCCTGAGTTCGCAGCGCTGGCCGGCGACAGCTCCGACGGGATCCCCGGCGTCCGCGGCATCGGCCCCAAGCGCGCCGCCCAGCTGATCGCGGCCCACGGCATCCTCGCCCGGGTGATCGCCGGCGACGTGCGCGTTGGAGCCGAGGCCCACAAGGCGCTTGTGTTCGCCCGGCTCACGGCGCTCAGGACTGACGCGCCGGTGCGTCCGAGCTGACGACCCAGACGATCGCGTTGCGGCCGCTGTTGGTCTTCCGGGTGAGCCCGGAATCCCGCACCATCCCGTGCAGCACGAGGCCGCGGCGGCGCGCGCTGGCGGTCTGGTGGAGCAGCCCGGTCGCGCGCTCCACCTCCTCGTCGGTGGCGCCGTGGCGGTGGCGTATGACCTCGAGCACGGCTGCTTCCAGTCGGCCGAGGTGGGGCACGAGGGACTCGGCCGCCTCGAGGCTGGTGCTGTCGTTGGAGGCCGGCAGCCCGAATGGCAGGTCGAGCTGGCTCATGCATCCACCACCACCTCGAGCCCGACAGCAATCGCCGCCTGCACGAGTGTGGTCACCACCGCAACCGCGCGACCGCTCCAGTTGTCGCGCCACTTCTGTTGGCGCTCGAGCGTCGCGGCGTGCGTGCTCGTGTTCCAGCGCCGCTTCGCCGCGTCGGGCGCCTTGATCTCGATGAGGTAGGTGCGCCCGCGATAGCCCACCAGCAGGTCGGGGCAGCCGCCGCCCACGGCCGACAGGTCGACCACAGTGCAGCCCAGCCGCGCGAGCCCGTCGGCGATCTCGCGCTGGTTCGCGTCCAGCTTGTGGCGTCTGTATCTCACCAGTACCACCAGTGGCCCTTGTACTCGAGCGCGCCCATATCCGGCCGCTTCGAGTAGCGGAGCCCGTTCAGGCCTGAGTTGACTCCGGTCCAGCGCCGGCCCTTGTCGACGCTGCCGCTGCCGCTCTTCGGTGCCCACAGCGCGCGGCTCGAGTCGGC